GTGGGATAACGAGACTCAGATCATCTGGAGTTCTGTCGTGGCTTTCTGGTTCGGAACGCAAGCGTTTAAGAAATGAAAACGTCGGAAAACGGCATCCATGTTATGCATCAGTTTGAGGGGTATCGGGATAAACCCTACCTGTGCCCGGCGCATCTGTGGACCGTGGGCTGGGGTGAGATGCTCCACCATGAACAAATTAAGTTGCCGCTGATACGCCAAGAAGGCTATACCGGAATGCTAAGAAAGGAGTTCCCCCTTGCACCAGAACACAATCGGGTATGGCCCAAGCCAGAACTGGAGGAACGCTTCAAAAATCTCCTCAGAAGTTTTGAACTTGGTGTTCTTCGAAATGCCCCTAATTTATCTGGGCGTCAAGGCTTGTTCGACGCTTGTATCGCTCTTAGCTACAACATAGGCGTGGGTGGGTTCCAGCGGTCTACGCTTCGGCAGCGGATTTTGCGGGACGAACCATTGGAAAAGATTGCCGAGGGTTTTATGATGTACACCAAGGCCGGGGGTAAAGAACTGCCCGGATTGGTGCGCCGCCGCAAGGCTGAAGTCGCCTTATTTATGAGCTGATCATGCCATTCATCAAACTACAATTTAGGCCGGGCGTAAACAGAGACCAGACTAACTACACCAATGAGGGTGGCTGGTTTGCGTGCGACAAAATTCGATTCCGTTCCGGCTACCCGCAAAAGTTAGGCGGCTGGCTTGCTTCTACGACACAGACGTTTTTGGGGGTGTGCCGCCAGATGTTTAACTGGTTTACCAGTTATAACGATGACTTCTTGGCTTTGGGTACTAACAAAAAGGTCTACATTGAGGTTGGCGGCAACTACTTTGACATAACTCCGCTCCGAGAAACAACCGCTGCCGGTGCGGTAACTTTTGCTGCTACAAACGGTTCTTCGATAATCACAGTTAACGACACCGCTTTTGGTTCGGATGCTGGCGACTTTGTGACTTTCAGCGGCGTTGATGCAAACGGTCTTGGCGTCGGAGGCAACATTACACAGGCGGTTTTACAGCAAAACTATGAGATTTACGAAGTAGTTAACGCCAACCAATACAGGATTGTTGCCAAAAGCCCAACTACGGGTTTACCTGTAGCAGCTAATGCAAATGACAGCGGAAATGGTGGAGCTACCGTTGTTGGTAAATATGAAATAGCGGTGGGTAATGCCACGGTAACTTTTGGTTATGGCTGGGGTACAAGCACATGGAGCCGTGGGACTTGGGGTTCTGGTTCTACTACACCTGTTAGTTTGCCGCAACGAGATTGGTGGTTTGATAACACCAGCATTGGTGTTGAAGCTAATAACGATCTCATTATGAACATCCGCAACGGTGCCGTTTATTACTGGGAGCGTGGGACAAACCCGGATGTGACTGTGCCTCTTGGTGTACGTGCGGTTCCTTTATCTACCCTGACTGGTGCGTCAGATGTTCCGGCAGAAGTTATGCAGATTCTTGTATCTCAAACGGATCAGCACGTGCTGGCGTTTGGAGCTACGCCTTTTGGCGGTGGTGCCTTTGACCCGCTACTTATTCGTTGGTCAGATCAAGACAACCCACCAGTTTGGACACCCACGTCTACTAACTCGGCTGGATTTTTACGGGTGTCCCGTGGCTCGTTAATTGTCAGGGCGTTGGCTGTGCGGCAGGAAATTCTGGTTTGGACAGATACCACGCTTTATTCGCTGCAGTACCTTGGCACTACAGATGTGTTTGGGCTTAATGAGTACGCAGATAACATATCTATTATTAGCTCCAGAGCTGTGACTTCAGCTAACAACATAACGTATTGGATGGGGCAGGATAAGTTTTTTGCTTACTCTGGTCGGGTTGAGACGCTCCCCTGCACCCTGCGTAATTATGTGTTTCAAGACTTAAACTACAACCAAGTTGACCAAATCATTTCCGGCACAAACGAGGGGTACCATGAAATTTGGTGGTTCTACCCCAGTGCTAACTCAAACACAGTAGATCGCTACGTTGTTTACAACTATCTGGAGCGCATTTGGTATTACGGACAAATGCCCCGTACTGCGTGGTCAGATAGCCCATTGCGCACTTATCCACAGGCGGTAGGTTATGAAAACATCCTTTACGACCATGAACGAGGAGTGGATGCAAATGGCACTCCAATGGAGTCATATATCCAGTCTTCTGATTTTGATTTGGCTGACGGAGATCAGTTCATGCTTAGCCGACGCATTATCCCCGATGTCAACTTTGGAGGGTCTACTACAGGGACAACGCCGGTAGTAAAGTTTATTGTACGCCCCAGAAATTTTCCGGGTTCTGCTTACCAAGAAGATCCGTTTGACACGCAGTCTGTTATTGAAAGCCCGGTAGACGTGTACACAAACCAAGTGTTTATCCGTGCGCGTGCAAGGCAGATGGCGTTAAAAATTTCGTCTGAAAATCTTGGTGTTAATTGGCAGCTTGGTAGCCCACGGCTTGATGCTCGTCCGGATGGGAAGCGCTGATGACTTGTCCTATTTTAAATTTTAAGTACACAGCATCACCCAACCCACCAATAGAGTATGACCAGCAATATGTACGACAACTGATCCGGGTATTGGAGCTTTACTTTAACCAATTAGATAACTGGAATTTACAGGTATATAACTCATTACAGGATATATGTATGACTCCGTTACCAGTTTCTATAGGTGGCACCAATTTAGATGCGTTTGGAAGACTTCGGGTTAGTAACCCGTTGACTTTATTTGATTCTTCTCATCGCTACGCAGATAACAATTTATGGGCTAATAGCATCACTGGCACCGCTGCAGCCACATTTAGCGCTACTGAGGGTTTGGTTAATTTGACGGTTGGCACCGCCAGTGGTGATCAGATCATTCGGGAAACTATTAAAGTTTTTTCTTATCAGCCGGGCAAAAGCCTGCTGGTTATGTCTACTTTTGTGTTTGGTGCTGCTAAAGCCAACCTTCGGCAGCGAGTGGGGTATTACGGCGCTGATAACGGCTTGTACTTTGAGCGTGAAGGATTAGATTTATATTTTGTCGAGCGTAGCTCAGTTACCGGGGTTTTAACTAATACGCGGGTTGCTCAAGCTGATTGGAACCAAGACCCGCTTAATGGAACAGGGCCATCTGGCATTACGCTAGATGCTTCTAAAGCGCAGATTCTTTACATGGATATCGAATGGCTTGGTCTTGGTACCTGCCGTATGGGCTTCATTATTGATGGGGCGCTTGTTCCAGCGCACAACTTTAATCACGCCAACCTTGTTAATACAACCTATATAACTACTGCGTCATTACCGTTACGCTATGAAATGACAAATATAGGTATAACAGATAGTTCTAGCACCCTTAAACAGGTCTGCTCTACCGTGATTTCTGAAGGTGGTTATGAGCTGCGCGGCGCTCAGTTAACCGCGGGTAACACAATTACTAGCCCAAGAATTTTGACTACGGCGGGTACTTTTTATCCCGTGGTGTCTATCCGTCTTAAAGCAACACGGTTGGATGCAATTGTAATTTTGTCTGCGGTTTCAATTCTTGGTATTACCAATAATGCGAACTATAAATGGGAAGTTGTAGCTTCTGGTACCACAACTGGTGGGGCGTGGGTTAGTGCTGGGGCTAACTCGGCTGTTGAATACAACGTGACAGGCACCACATTTACTGTAGGGACTGGGCGCATTCTGGCGACTGGTTTTTTCCAAGGTTCTAACCAAGGTTCTAATTCAGTCGAACTTTTAAAAGAAGCGCTGTTTGCTTCCCAACTAGAACGAGATCCTTTCACCTCCACTGCTTATGAATTAACCCTTGCTTGCACATCGGCATCTAACGGGGATCAAGTTTTGGCCTCAATGGACTGGGAAGAAATTAGCCGATGAGTAAGCTATACTATGGGGTGTCCCTAATTATCCTATCTAACACACTACAGGGAGTTGCGACTACAATCACACAAACTAGGCTAAATATGCCTGTTACAGATGGAAGTGTGACCCCTTTTTAACAGGCACGACTTATGTCCACATTCAATAGCGCACAGATTGCAAGCATTATAAATAGCACGTTGGAGCAGGGCGGTACCAATGCGGATATCGCCATGATAATGGACCAGTTTAAAGTTAGTCCCGCAGAGGTAGCGGCTGCTATAAATGCTCCTGTATCTGAAGTTCAAGCCGCTTATAACGCAGCTATAGCTGATGTAAGTGCAAGAGGTATTAGCGTTCCGGGTACTTTTGTAGCAGCACCAGCACCAGCACCAGCACCAGCACCAGCACCAGCACCAGCACCAGCACCAGCACCAGCGGTTGTAGCAACCCCTGCACCTACACCTGCCCCAACACCAGCAGCTACACCAGCTCCCGCTCCCGTAGTTACAGCAGCACCTGCTCCAGCACCTGTTCCAGCACCTGCTCCAATTACTGACGCACAAATTGTACAAGTTATAAAGGATATTCAGGCTTCTGGCGGCACCAATAAAGATGTCGCTGACTTGATGGATAAGTTTAGTATTAGCCCTGAACGAGTAGCTACTGCTACAAATGCTCCTGTATCCGCAGTCCAATCCGCTTATAACACTGCTACTGGCGGAACTGGCGTTTATGCAACAAAAGCAACTACACCGGCGACTACGACAACTACACCAACAACAACTACACCGACAACAACTACACCGGCAGCGGGTATAACAACACTTCCAGCAGCTACACCAGCGCCAGTAGTTACATCAACACCAACACCAGCAGCTACACCAGCACCAGCACCAGCGGTCACTGCACATCCTCAATTTACTAATGCGCAGATTTTAAGCATAGTAAACGACACACTAGAGCAGGGTGGTCCTCAGTCTCTTGCTATGGTGATGGATACAAACAAAATTAGCCCTGCTCAAATTGCAGCCGCTACAAACGCTCCTTTAGCCACAGTTCAATCAGCTTATAACGCAGCCATAGCAGATGTGCGGGCAAAAGGTCTTACTGTTCCGGGTACTTATTTAACGTCTGCAACAACTACGCCAACAACAACAGCAACAACTTCTACTGCACCTTTAACAGATTTTGAACGAACTTTACAACAAGCGGTGGCAATTAGGAATGCGGGTACAACTACTACACCGACAACTACTACACCGACAACTACTACACCGACAACTACTACACCGACAACTACTACACCGACAACTACTACACCGACAAC